TGAGCTTGAGCGCGGCCCCTCATCCAAGCGTCACAAGTGCAAGCAAAGCCTTGAGTTTGTCCAAGGCAAGTTCTGCATTGGTGTTCTGTGATTGCGTTCAAGGTTTCTTCAATGCGGTTTAAAAGCTGTTTCATTTAAGCCCCCAAAACGCGCAGGCGCAAGCGGAACAGGCGCAGGACTTGGGCGGCTTCTTTGCGGGTCATGGTTACCACTTCGGAAGGCAACTCCAACTTGACTAGCGCTTTTTTGTCGCGGCTGATGTTAAAGGTGGAACCCGGAAAGCAAATCAGTTTCATGGTCTCGCTCCTTCGGTTGGTCCCCCTGGGGGACGGTTAGGCTTGGCGGTTGTAAGAGAGTGCCTTGCGGGCAATGATGCGCTTGTCGCCGCAATCGATGCAGCTAGGGGCCTGCGGGTGATTGCCAATTTCTTTCAGCGCGTTTTTCATTTGAAGCACGGCGGCGTCAAGGTCGCGGCCCGCTAAAGCCCACGCGGTGACTGCTGCATCCCGTTCACGTTCAGCGGCAGGGCGGTTTTTGTCTTGAGGGTCCATAGCCAAGAGAGCCATTGTCAGACGCATCATCTCCGTATCGGTCCTAAGCATCTCGGCGCGGAGCTGCTCGATTGAAAGCGTCTCAGTCTTCATGGTCTCTTACCTCTTAGTGTGCGGTAGGGGGGTTAGGCGTTGCAGAACAGGGACCAGACGCGCAATCCCTTAAAGCGGCATTCTTGCGCGTGGGCCACGGCTTCTGCGCGGGTAGCAAAAGAGACCTTCTTTTTGTCGCTGGTTTCAACCGTCCAAGTTTCGTTTTTCATGGCGTTCCTCGCTTCGTTTGGGGCTGCCCTGTGCAACCCCCATGAGTAAATAATATCACACTTCCGAATTAATGCAACAAAATAATTTAAAGTATTTTAATCATTTTACCCAATGATTTATTGGGTTTCCTAAATGCCCACAATATTCGGCCTAGTATCTTGCATAATATTAATTGCCTAGGCTGGATATGACCCGAAATAGGCATATGGCCCTATTTGCGCCTAGGAAGCGTTTTAAGCCACCCAAAAGGCTGGACGATAGAAGGGACGCAAAGCCAAAATAAACGGCTTAAAATGGCAAATGGTTCGTCACAATTTTACGCGCTAAGACGGGTTGACCATGCGTTTGTATGGTAGCCCGTAACTGTGTATGGTGTCCAAACTTTTGCTAACACTTTTCTTGGATTCTTGCTATAAAGGGATTGACACCTTACGCGCAAAGGAATAGGCCTTGAGCAGAATCCCCGCGACCATCCTAGCAGCGCCCTTCTGGATAGGCGGCACAATCCTCGGAGCCCTTGGACTACTCGCCTTAATCTTAGGCGGCGTCTTCGCATTGGCGGGTCACTTGATACAAGAGGCAGGAAACTAAGTGGGCGCACCCCTCAAGTATGACTGGAAAGCCCTATACGATGAATGGAACAGGACGCCTCAAAGCACCCTTGAGCAGTTCTGCCTAAAGCATCAAATCGGCTACACCTACGCTTCACGAACCTTTAAGAAGTATGACGAAGAAGCAGAGGCCAGAAGCAAAAGACTAGCAGCAAGGAAGCTACAAGACGCCTTGCCAGAGACAGCCGACAAATTGATTGACCATATTAGAAGCGATGATGAAGGGCTATCACTAAAGGCCGTAATTGCAAATCTAGGCATCAATGGATTTACGCCCCAAGCAGCGACACAAGCGACACAAGTGAATCTACAGGTTAACTTACCTTCGATGTTCTCTAACGCAGAGAACCAATCAGAGCTAAAGTCACTCTTACAAGGAGAGCTTAAGCAGGATGACCCAAATTCATAATCGTTTACAGCTATTCACCAATCAGCCACCCAATGCAAAGTGTGTAGAAGTCGGGACACGATACGGAGACCTTGCCCTAGAGGTAGCCGAATCGCGCAAGGATATTAGTTTAACGATTGTCGATAGCTGGGAAGGCAAGTTCGCTGACGCCGAACCTATTTGCCGGCAGAAGATGCCGCCTTGGGTGCAGATACACAAGGGAAGCTCGACCGAAGCGGCTAAGTTCTTCAACGCTAAGAGCCTAGACTTCGTTTACATCGATGCGGCGCATGACTACCAGAACGTCAAGGCTGACATTGAAGCATGGTGGCCCACGATTAAGAGCGGTGGGATGCTAGGCGGTCACGACTACGAGGAAAAGCCCGATGATGGATTCTGGGGGCCTATCGAAGTCTTCTCGGCTGTGAACGATTGGGCGCATCCTTTGGGGCTCAAGGTCCACAGTGTCGAGCCTAGCTGCCCTAGCTGGTGGGTGGTGAAGCCGTGACCTATCTAATCGCCCTGCTTCCCCTCATCGCATGGTATCGCTTCCGACACACAAAGCTAGACCGAGACTTCACTCCCTACGCTTATCCCGCTGTCTTTGGGGTAGGATACCTGACTAACGGACACAGAGATATAAAGCCCCCCCTCATTCATTGGAGTTACAAGGCATGGCTATTCATAAGTTCGCCCTTCAAATTGAATCAGACCATGACGCTACGGCTCTTACCTGCTATCTCTACGGGATGCTTGCTCATAATCGTTCCAATTTCATGGCAGCAGAAGCTAGCCTTAAGCTTACTCTTGTTGAGCCCGACCCTGTGGACGCACATGGCGAACACCGAGTGGCTAACGGTGACGGTTCTGGCCTTGGCTTCTGCGCTCCAAGGGGTGCAAGGCTTTACGGAATGGCGGTGGATGCTGCTGGGTCTCCTCCCCTTCATCAACCAGAAAAACGCCCTGCTACTTGTGCCTGTTGCATGGGCGCTGGGGCTCAACCCTACGCCCACGAACCTAGCTGCCCTGTGCATCCCAGGTATGTTGATACTGGCCCATCTGACGCTGACAGGAAGGCTCAAGACGTTCCTGCATCACACCTGGACCATGCCCAATCGCATGGGCAAGGGAAGGACACTTAAGCAGAACACGCTAGGGCATCTGCACCTGTTGAAGCCTGGCCTGATTCTCATGGCTCCGTTCCTGGCCTGCATGGATTGGCATAGCCCTTGGGCCGTGGTCCTGGTCTGTGTGGTCGGTGTGTCGCTCTGGTCCAAGCAGATTGTCCCGCATCACTTCATCCTGTGGGCCTTCCCCTTGGCTATGGCCTGTGAGCCTACTGTGATGACGTTCGTTGCCTTCGCTCTGGTGTGGGCATTCCGCGACCTGGCTATCTGGCTGCGCCCTGAGAACATATACAAGATTACCTTCGGTGCGCCTCAAGGTGACTACGGGATGCGGCTGGACGATGGGGAATGGGTAGCTAACTGGCTCAAGCTGCACAACGTGACGGAAGTCTGGGTGAACGGGATGGACAATAACGTTTACTTACAGGCTGGCGTCAAGGCTTGGAACCTAGTGGTGCCTGAATGGACCGAGCCCTTTGAAGGCTTGCCACCCAAGGTCATCGTTCACTGTCCTGGCAACGTAGCCTTTGACTATGACGCGCATGGATACAGCGTGACGGATTCCAGCCCCAAGGGGATGTATATCATTTCGGAGAGAGCATGAGCGCGCTTACCCTTCTCGATTCCCGCAGCTTCCGCAACAAGCTGGACTACTTCGTATCGGTGGCCTCTAGGAAGCGGCCTAAGCCTAGTGACGAGGAGCTAGCCGAAGCCTTGCAGCCCGTCCTAGACGCCTATTCGGGGACGCCTGTAGCTGTTCCTACGCCAAGGTCCAAGCCTGTCTTGCCGGTGGTGGATGAGGACGCGCCTGCTATCCCGCAAAGGGAGCGAAGCATCACAGAGCGCATGGATGACTGGATTGCCGAGTATGCGCCCAAGGTCCAGGCTACACCGATGCAGCCGGGTGGATTCCGATACGTTGCTTTTGACCAGAGCATCCCTGTGGCAGAGTTGACGGGCTACACAAACGACAAGGCTGATGCCCCGTTCTTCATCGACCCTGCCGAGATGACCATGATGGACCACGAGACAGGCGCTTGGCTGTTACCTTGTAGGACACGATGAAGAATTGGGAGAAGGTGCCACGGGACAAGATGATTCAAATATCCGAGCGCAAGTGGCTGCGGACTAAGAGCCTCGTCAACTGGAAGATGAAGGCTGAATACGATGCACAGATTAAGAGTCTCAAGGCAGAAGCGGCGACAGCTTGGAAGCAGGCTGAAATCTACCAGCGGACACACCTAGGGAACATGGAAAAGGCCGTGGAGTGGATGGAGAAGTATGAGAAGGCGTCCTTAGAGCTTGCATTGTATAAGCAAGCGGAGAAGATGCTGGTTTGAACGCACTCTTTGACTTCACCGACAAGCCTAATCAGCGCGCCTTCTTCCATAGCAGGGCTCGTAACGTAGGCTTTTGGGGAGGCTATGGCAACGGCAAGACCTATGCTGGATGCGGCAAGGGGTATCTTCACTCGATTTACTACCCTGGCAACGTGGGGTTGGTAGGGCGCAAGACTTACCCCGCGCTTAACTCGACTACGCGTGAAAGCTTCCTTTCGTTGTGCCGAAAGCAGAACGGCGGGACGCTGGACCCTGGGCCTATCATTGCAGGGTTCAACAAGTCGGAGAACCTGCTACGCTTCCGCAATGGGTCCATTGTGTTCTTCCGCACCTTGGACGAGGTGGAGAAGCTACGAAGCCTGAACCTTGGCTGGGCGCTGATTGACCAGGCTGAGGAAGTGGACGAGGAGATATACCTAGAGCTGAACGGACGTATCCGATACTGGAATGAGGAACGGATTTCGGAGTTCACCCGTGAGCATGGGGCCACGCTGGAGAAGGAATTGGGATTTGTCCCCGTCCCATTCTCGCAGCTAATTTGTGTTGGCAATCCAGCGCCTAAGCCTTGGGTCCGCAGGGAATTCAAGGACAACGAGAAGAAACAGAACGCTGTCTTCCAGGCCAGCACGTTAGAGAACAAGAAGTTTCTGCCCCTTGAATATGTCTCGGAGCTAGAAGCGCGATACCCTAAAGAGTGGGTTGAGCGATTCGTTAACGGCTCATGGGATACGATGATGGGGCAGATTTACAAAGACTTTAACTACGAAGAAATCCACAGCATCCCCCCCTTTGACATCCCGAAGCATTGGCGCAGATTCATTGCGCTTGACCACGGTATTGTTAATCCGACAGCCGTTGTTTGGGGGGCCTTGGACGAGGTGGGTAATGTCTTCATCTATCGGGAGTATTATGTCGCGGGGAAGGGTGTTGACCAACACGCGGAAGCCATTAAAGAAATCTGCCAAGCGGACGGGAGCACGCCCACGACAAACGAGGGCAAAATCCAAATCTACATGGACTACGCCATTAAAGGGGACTACGACCCGCATGGTATATCAGCCTGGGAGCACTATAATCGCCGTGGAATCTTTGGACTAGACGCCGACAAGCGCGTTCAGGACGGCATTCAGAACGTCCAGGTCTATCTTCACCCCAAAGAGACCCAGGTATTCCCGCCCCAACATCCCAAGGCAGGACGCCCAGGGGCTCCAAGGCTCTTTATCTTTGACGGCTGCTGCCCTTGGTTGGTCAGGGAGTTCAAGGCTTACGAGTGGAAGGAGACACGGGAAGGCCAGAACGCCCCCGAAGAACCTAAGAAGCACTTCGACCACCTGATGGACGCCATTCGCTATCTGTGCCAGGCAATCAAACACGCTACGAGCGCCCCCGAACCTCAGCCGAAGTATCAAGACGCCGAGCATGAGAAGTTAGCGAAGTTCACTCAATACGTCTTCACCCGTGAAGAAGACGAGGAAGGTGACGATGAGTGAAGAAGAACAAAAAAAACTCTTGCTTATTCTTGACAAAGCCCTTAAGCTAGGGTTCGCAGAAGTAGTAATCCAGATTCAAGACGGAAAAGCAGTTACCGCGCAAGTGACGGAAAAAATTAAAATCCGCTGACCGGAGAACCGGAGGCCATTCCCGCAAGGGGTGGCCTCTTTTTTTTATGCAACCAAGGACAAACCAATATCCTTATCCGCAACCCGCTGGGCTTCCTGTCCCTGACGAAGACACGGATATGACCATTCCTGCGTCCCAGGAATCGGCTGGTATCGAATTCCCATTTGGCTCCAAAGAATCAGACTACATTAACTACGCTAAGACCCGTAACGCTGTGTTCCAGACGTGGTGGGACCCGCAGATTAAAGCCATTGGTGAGATGACGCGGATGTTCCGCAACGCTCCAACGGCTGCCAAGAGCGGGAAGTCGGTAGCTTTGCCTATCGCTTCGGGGATTGTCGAGAGCATTAACTCGCGACTCCAACCCACCCTGCTGAATCGCCCTAAGATTGTCGAAGCTGTGCCTAACTTCATGTCGGACAGCAACGATACACAGAACACGGTGGAAGAATTCGTCAACGAGAAGGCTCTAGCCGAGACCCGCAAGCCTGAGAAGGGCAAGCAGGGGATTAAGAGCGCCGTTGTCGAGTCGATGATTATCTGGCGTAACAAGTGGGTTCAGGAGACGGTGAAGACCTCAACGCCGATTTATGTGCCTGACCCGAATTGGATTGCGCCGCCCATGCCTCCCCAGATGCCGGGGATGCCCCCGATGCCGATGCCGCAGCCTCCCCAGGTCTACCAGGGAGAGCAGGCAGGGGAGATTTCTAAAGCCCGTTGGGAATGGGAACTTGAATCCTTGGCTAACATGGCCTGGGACCCTCACACGGTCACAAGCATCAAGGATTCCCCCTGGGCTCGTAAGCGCGCACAGGTGAGCTACAACGATTTGCTGCGGATGCAGGCGGCTGGGAACTTCAAAGGCGTTGAAAGGCTCCGTTACGTTGTCCCCAAGGGTGCTGAAGGATACATGAAAGAGGGCTGGCTGGACGAGTTGAAACGGGCTGCTGGTGACAATAACTGGAATTTCACCTACGCGAACGAAAAGCTGTATCAGGTCGAGGAATGGTGGGCCGATATGACGTTCCAGGTGGATGATGGAACGGGTGTCACCAAGCCTGTGATGAAAAAGATGGTCTGGTTCCAGGTGGAAGATGCTTACGTTGTGAGCGTTGACGAGAATTTCTTGATTCCGCAGCGTCTTCCTTGGGATTCTTGCCCCTTGATTCAGGTGCCGCACTCGATGACGGGCATGGGCTCGTTGACGGTGGTGCAAAACGTCCAGCAGCAAATCAACACCTACGCTGGATACCAAGACACGCTTTCCGAACGCATGGCAAAGCCGACCATTTTCTACGATGAAAGCTCTGGCATCTCCGCGCGGACTCAATTTATGCGCGCCTATGGGATGCAGCCCGTCCAAAACGTGCAGGGCATCAAGGAAATGACCTTGAGCGCCGACCCGTTGAAGGCCGTGCAGGCTTACATTGAGTTCCTGATGACGATTATGCGTGAAGCATCGGGGGCGAATGAGCAATTCCAGGGGATTGACGGCGCTGATACGGCTACGGAGTTCCAAGGACTTGAAGCTGCGGCTGGTTCGCGCTTCTCTGACATGGCTGACACGCTGATGCAGGGCTGGTTGGAGAAGATTGGGCAGGAATGCTACTTGTTCTATCGCCAGTTCGGGCAAGATGGTCAGATGTTCGCTCATTCTGGCGGGACGGAGGGGCAAGTGACCCCTATCACCCGTCAAATGCTGGCGCAGGACTATACTTTTGTCGCGGCGAGTGCTGCCAATGACAAAGCAAACGGCGAAAAGCTGAAATCGACGATGGAAGCGATTCAGATGGGTGCTGGATTGCCTCCGAGCCCTGATGGAACGATGTTCAACGCTCAAAAGGCGTATCGTGACACGGTTCTGCCTATCCTGGGCCAGAAGAACGGGTCGGATTGGTTCACACAGGCCCCCCCGAAGCCTCCAATGGGTGCTGGTGGTCCTCCCCCTCCTGGGATGTGATGACAGACGAGCTAAGTTCAGCCGAAAAGGAACAGTTTATCCTTGAGGCGCAACAGATTGAAGCGGTTCTTAACAGCCCCGGCTGGAAAGTAATCGTGGATGAAGTTTCTAAGCGGCATGGAAGCCTAGTTAAAGCTTTGGTCTGGGAAGATGACAACCTAGCCAAAGACAAGCTCCAGGCGAACATACGCGGACTAGAATTCCTTCTCAAGTTCCCTAACGAGATGTTAGAGACAGCGAAGAAGGTAACGGAGGAAGCGGCGAAAGCTGACGAATCCACAATCTGACCCGACCTCGGCAGAGGCGATTCAGAAAGGTAAACAATGGACCAGGATGACGTAAGAGTTCAGCCCCAGCAAGCCGAAGCGCAACCGTCCGATGAACAAGCGAGTGCGTTTCTGAATGGCGATAGGTCAGCGGTTGAGTTGCCGAAAGAGCAGCCTCAACCTAAAGCGGAGGTTACTCCTCCGGCTCCTCAAACGGCCCCTCCCGTCCAGAGCAATGACGAGATTAAAGCACTGAAGGAACAGCTCAACCGCATTAACAGCGAGTTAGGCCAGTTCCGTAAAAAGGCATCGGAGACGCCGAAGCCTCAACCCCAAGTCCCAGCTAGTTGGGCGGCACTAAAACCAGAAGAACGGGCACAGCTTCAAGAGCTGGTCAAGGCTTCGCTTCTCGAAGACCCCGACTGGAAGGCTACGCAGGAATCACGGCAGGCTTTCCAAGAAATGGTCCAAGAGCAGCAGCTTCAACAGAATATCTCGCGTGTCGAATCACTTGCCAAGAGCTTTGCTGGCGAAGCCTTCAAAGAGTTGGACCCGATTATGGGGCGGCTCTACGAAGAATTTAAGGCGAAAGCGGAAGCAGGGGACGAGGAAGCCGCGCAGATTGTTTGGGAAGCCAGGAACACACGAGGCGGGATTAAATACCTCGTTGACCTAGCCAAGCAAGAGATGGGTGACAAGGTAGCCACGCAGAAGGTGGAAGCAACGGCACAGTTGACGGCGGCTGGTAAGAAGGCTGGCACGACACTGGGAACGGCTCCGACAATGCAGGCACCTAGCATCATGAGTAACTTGCCCGATGACCCCGCTCAAGCGGCTGCAATGCTCCGTAAGGAACTGGTTAAACGTGGCGCACTAAGCTAGTAGGAACATGAAAGGATAGTCAAATGACTAACTCACAGATTACAGACTCTAGTTTTGGTGATGGCTCTTTGGGCCAACTCCAACAGACTTACTACGATAAAAAGGCTTTGGCCCGTGTGTTCAGCAACTTGGTTTTCTACAATTTCGCTGACAAGAAGGCCCTGCCCAAGAACAGCGGTCAGCTCTACAGCTTTTACCGTTATGGCAACATCACGGGCGGCAGCTACACGGCGGCTATCAACGAAAGCACGACCACGGCGAACCAGGCGCAGTTGACTGCTACGACCACGTTGCTGACCACGCAGATTTATGGCGCGTTCATCACGCTGTCGAAGTATGCGGCTGATACGGTTCGTTCGGGCCAGTTGGTGGAAGATGCGGTGGACGTTCTGTCGGATACCGCTTCGGACATCATCGACCAGCTCATCAAGGCCAACCTTAGCTCGAACAGCACCGTTTACTTCGGCGCTGACCTGGCGAAGACCTCGGCTACCATCACCACGGCTGACTTGATGACGGCTTCGACCATCCGCAAGGCCGTTCGTAACCTGCAAGCTGGCAAGGTCCACGCGTTCAATGACGGGCAGAAGTATCCGTTCGCCATTCATCCGAACCAGTGGTATGACGTGCAGAGCGACACTACGGTCGGCGGTTTTGCGGCTACCGCGCAATACAGCCAGCCGAACAAGATTTGGAACGGCGAAGTGGGTGCCATTGCTGGCGCTCGTCTGGTCCTGAGCCAGAACTTGTCGAACATCACCACTGGCATCACTAGCACGGTCACTTCCGTGGCTTACGAGTCCTACATCGTGGGTCGTGGCGCTGTGGCTTGCGCTAGCTTGGAAAGCAACCCCATCCAAATCATCACCAAGAGCGAGGGCGGTTCGTATGACCCCTTCAGCAACATCACGACCGTTGCTGCCAAGCTGCCTGGTTTTGGTGTGGCTTACACTGGGGCTGATGCTACCAACAAGCGCAGCTACAAGATTATCACTTCTAGCACTGTCTAAGACCTAACGGGGGGCTTCGGCCCCCCTACTTTTCGAGGTAAACCATGAAAGATTCTACTGGTATCAATCAAGAAGCCTACGGCAGCATTCCTGTCGAAAAGGTGGCGGTTGGCAACGCTGGCGCTTACACCATCGCTGACAGCCAAAAGACCATGCCTTCGATGAAGCGCGTGGACTTCGACCCTAGCTCGTCTACTCGTGTCATTGCTCCGAAGAATGCCACGGGCGACATGGCTGGCGAATAAACAGGGGGCCGAGGGGATGCAGCATAGCAAGTTCGTTAGCCTGCTCAAGCGGTGTAACCGTAAGCTTCAGGTGAATAAGTTTCGTGGTGAAGTTTGGGGCTTGTCCCTGGACCTTCCGAGACACCCTGACGCAAACGAGCATGGCAACGTTCCGCTAATCAGCATCCCCTCGGCTACTGCTTTGCATGGAGTGGTCCCAGCCGAAACGGTGAGGGACGAGCAAGGAAACATAAAGGTGCGCGGCTGGAAAGTAATCTTGAGGCTCTTAGTTAGCCAGGGACACTTTAAGCGCTCACAGGTTAACAGCCTGTTTGGGAGCGATTGGGAGATAGCTTGAAAATCTTCGCGTATCACAACAGTAACAACGGGGTGAGCCACTATCGAGTTTGGCAGCCCATGAAGTGGTTGAAGAAGCAAGGTTGGACGCTGAAAAGGTTCCCCGACAAGATGGCAGGTTATCAGATGCCATTGGAAGGCAAGGGGGGCACGTTTCCAGGGGCAGAGAGTCACGAAGTAGTCCTTCACTGGGCTGACGTGATTTTCTCCAACTTCCGAAGAAGCTACACGGATATGACGCGGATGTGCGCTCAATCCTTCTACAAGCCTCTAATCGTTGATATCGATGACGATGTAGACAGCTTGGACAGGTCTAACGTTAGCTGGAAGGACTGGCAGGGAGACCCGAACGGGGATATGGTCTGCGAGATTCCTGCCGGGACGAGTGAAGACGAGATAGACGTAAGGCGCAAGGAAGGCTGGGTAGTGTTTGAGAAGGAAGGCAGGCAGTTCATGACGATGCCGACGGGTATGAGCGGCGCTGAAATCGTTCACGAACAGCTTAGAGCGGCGGCGATGGTCACTGTCTCGACCCCCTACCTTCAAAAGCTCTACACGAAATATAATAAGAACGTTGTCACGGTTCCCAATGCCATTGACTTTGAAGTGTGGCATAAGGTTGAGCCTGTGGATGATGGACTTGTCCGTATCGGCCTCTTTGGCTCAAACAGTCATTATAAAGACTGGCGAGAGGCGATTGACGCGGTTAAGAGGATTCTAACGGAGTATCCCAACACTCGTTTTTACTTTAACGGGTGGCTGGTGATGGAGGAAGCGAAAGAAGGCGGCGCTATTTACGAGATGAAGCGTCACTTCAAGTTTCCCGACTACTTCGAGAAGATGGGGCTTTTGGACCATCCGCAATCCGAGATTTTCGAGCCCACGGAGATTCAAGACTATCCGAAGTGGCTTATGGATAAGCGGATTGACATTGGCCTAGCCCCTTTGCTCGATACGAAGTTCAACGAGAGCAAGAGCAACCTGAAATATATCGAGTTCGGGGCGATGGGAGTGCCTGGGGTCTATGCCGATTTGGAGCCCTACGCAGACGTAGAACACGGCAAGACGGGCTTAAAGGCTTCCAAGCCCATTGACTACTACACGCAGCTTAAGAAGCTGGTAGAGAGCAAAGAGCTACGCAGGCAGATGGGTGACGCGGCCCATGAAGATGTAAAGGCGCGTTACGATGCAAGCAAGGTAGCGGAGAAGCTAGGCAAAGAGATTGAACGGACGGTCGCGGACTATCAGGCTAACAAGCTGAAAATCCGTTCCGAGCGGCTAGCAGCTTTGTAGAGGTAGAAATGGCAGCGTTATCGGGTCAGAGGACATTCTTAGAGCTACAGAACGCGGTAGGCGTCATTCTGTTCAATCAGACGGCGCTATCGGCCACGACTAATCCGACCTTGGCCCAGGTTAAGGACAAGATTAACGAATACTATCGCAACATCTTCCAGCGTCAGCCTTGGAAGTGGGCTCTGGACGAAAGCACGTTCTCGACCGTGGCGGGGACCAAGCGGGTAACGATGCCCGATAATGTTTTCAAGGTCTGGTCCATGCAGATTCAGGGCAATAACTGGTATCTGCAATACGTGCCGCAGAACAAATTCCTTCGCGGGTATCCTGGGGCATGGCAGACGATGGGGCAGAATCAACCCTATCTATACATTGGCGCGCCAAATGCGTCTAACAATGCTTTGCAGTTCGACCTGTTCCCGACTCCCGCCGACACTTACACCGTCTACTATCAGTTTGTTAAGAGGTTGACGCCTCTGGCGAATGACTCCGATTACTCCGTGATGGAGCCCGAATACGAGAACGCGATTATCTACGGGGCGGCGAAAGATTTGCTGGCCCTGTTAGGCGATAACCGCGCGGCTTACTACCAGGCCGAATACGAAAAGATTATGAGCGCGATGTGGATGGACGAGGAACGCAATCTCGACTACATGGAAACCGCTATGAGCCCTGAAGTGAACGGCACTCAATGGCCTGGCGTTATCCGTCCTTACGTGGGTGGCTAATGGCACGTGACGAGGGATTACTCGTAATCAATAACCTGACAGGTGGCCTAGCTACCCGTCCGAGCCCTCTTATTGCAGAAGGGGCCAGCATCAAGCGGATGCAGAGCCCCAATATGCGTAACGTGGACCTGTTTAATCTTGGGTCTATTTCTAAGCGTTTGGGAAAGACTAAGCAGGGCTCTACCCTAATTTCTTCTACGTATGCCTCGCAAACTTCGGATAACGGGAACATCTCTTTGATTGTTGCGGACGGGGCAATCCAGGCGGTAGCTCAAAAAATAACAACGGGTGCCTCCTTTACGCCGACTTATGTTACGGTAAAGGCTGTAGCAACAGCCACAGGCACGGTGGGAGCATACGTGCGGATGGATATTTGCGCCAATAACGCTGGTTCTCCAGGCACGGTCTTGGCGTCCAGCCAAACCATTGCGTTCCCTAATAACCCATCAACGGCCTCTTACGATTTTGTTTTTGCAACGCCGCCGACTCTTTCTGCTGCCACTATTTATTTTTTTGTGTTGGTGGTGACCGGAACAACAGGGGGGTCTTTGTTTGCAACAAGGCTTCAAACAGGCGCTTCAACAAACGTATCCTATTCAGCAAATTACAACGTTGTCGCTTGGGCCAATGCCGTAAATTCTGATTTGTATTACATTATCTACGGGAATTTTGCCGTTCAGGGGATTTACGATTATCGGTATGGCTCTGCGTCTACCCAAAAGGTTATTGGTGTTGTTTCTGGTAACATCTACTGGAACAACGCAGGCACCTGGACAAGCCTTATCAGCGGTCTATCTACAGGCCAGGATAACCTGTATTCCTTTGCCACGCTAAAAGACTACTTGTTTACGATGGACAATGGCACCAACCCAGGTCGCGTGTGGAACGGGACGGCTTCATACACTACCAAGCTAGGGTTTCAGGCTACCTATTCTTCTGCCCCTGCTGCTGGCGGTGCTGTGACGGCTGGGGTATACAAGCTTTTGGCGGTGACTACTCTTACTAGCGGCGGTTACAGGGCTTCGGATACTACCGTGGCGGCTGCTACCGTAACGACTTCTGGTGGCAATCTAACTATTGCCCTGACTTCAATCGTAGCCGATGGGACTAGCGCGTCAAACTTCGGCTTTGACATTGGCTCGACCGCTACTAAGTGGTTTATGACGGCTGCTGGTGGCTCGGTCTACTACAAAATCCCTTCAGGCAATATGTCCGTAGCCAATCCCATGCCGAACAACACGACAGCCTTTAACATCACGGCGATTACTGGCCTGACCGCTGCTAACACGCTGCTGGACGAATACGGGCTCCAACAGGCTTACTTCACTACCCAGATTGCCAGCCCTACGGGGAAGTATCTGGAAGTGTTCCAGAATATGCTCTGCATGGCAGGGGATGCTAACTATCCTTCGCGTGTCTGGTTCTCTGGTATCGCTGACGGCACGAACCTGGCTGGACCTCAAATCTGGTCAACGAACGGGGACCTATACGGTAACTATCGCGACCTTGAGCCCAATGACGGAGAAGTCCTAATCGGCCTCAAGGAATGGAACGGGAATTTGTATGCCTTCAAGCGGCATAGTGTGTTCCTGATTGCCTTCACAGGAGTTAGCGGGAATCCGTTTGAGGTTCGGCGCTTGTCTGGAAACTTGGGTGCTTTGAGCCATTGGAGCATCAAAGAGACGCCTAACGGCCTGGCCTTTATCTCCGAGCGTGGTCCCGCGCTATGCTCTGGCACGACTATCAACATCATCCCGGCAGCTTCGAGCATCCTGAACAAGTTCGACCTGAATGACACGACTTGCTACAACCTGGCGGCGATGCAATACACCACGGCTGGGAATAACTCGACCAAGATGCAGATTCATTGGGGCGTTTCGTCCCACTCTGCGACAACGCGAGACATTACCCTAGTCTATGACTACGAGAAGCAGGCATTTTGGGAGAATGACGTCAGCGCTAACGTTTACAGCGAAGTGACGGATTCTAACTTCTTCCCTAGCGTGTGGTCTGGTGACTACAGCGCCCAAATCTTCCGCATGGACTACGGGACAAACGACAACGGGGCAGCTATTTCTTGGCTGTTTGAGACGCCGAATATCAGCTTCGGCAAGCCGTTCTCGTTCAAGACGATGGACCATATCTTCATCAGCGGGTCGGTCCAGTCTACGGGAACGCTGAACGTGTCAATCTACACGGATATGAGTTCCACGGCTCAAACGACTAGAACCATAAACATGGCTGACCCTAGCTTCATTAAAGGCATGATGTTGCCATTGAACCTAACCTGCACTTATATCAGAATTCAGCTATCGAATTCAGAGTTGGACGTTCCTGTCCAGATTAACGACCTAGGGTTTGCGTGGCAGGATAAAGGGCTGAGGGTGTAATGCCGGACATTCTCGATATCATCGACAAGAACGCCACGCAAGAGGAGCAGATGGACTCCATTCGTAAGAATTTTACAATGGTGTCCAAGACCAATCTAAAAGCGGGGACTTATAACCTTTTCTCCGTGACCATTAAGACGGCGCAAGCTATCACTTCGGCCTCCTACGTGGATTTGAACAGCCTGACGGGTTCGTTCAATTCATCGGGAGGGATAGTGACGTTTCAAGGCTCCATTTTTGCTGCGCTAAACACGGCAAACGGGGCTTTTGCGTTGGTGCTCGATGACGTTGAAGTAGCTTGGGCGACTATCGGCGTGAACAACACGGCAATCGGCGTTCATCTTCCTATTTTCTACTCCGCTAACCTCAATGCTGGTTCGCACAAGTGGAAAATTCGGGGCAAAGTAACGGCTGGGACCTTCACCGTTGGGTATGATTCGACTACTTCGACGGGTTCGACCTTTTCTATCACTGAATCGCTAAGAGGTTAATCATGGACTTTGACTTAAACCCTTTCCACGGCTCACTGTTCACAGGCGCTGGGACTCCGTGGGGTGAAGGCCCTCAGGACCCCTACAAGGCCCAATACAAAGCCTTCAATCCTGACGAGTATACGGGCTTTGATACTTCTGCTTTGGGAAAAGCCTTGCGCCAGGACATTGGGCAAAATACGGCGCGTGCTACAGGTCGCTTACAAGGGGCCTTGCAGCGCGGCGGCGGCGGTGGGGCTGACCTAATCTCTGGCATGGCTGGCCTACAGGCGCAACAGGGCCAGGACGAAAATACCCTAGATGCGAACCTGAAATATCAGGATTATATGCAACGGTATAACCAGTGGCGCGATTTGATGGGGCTGGAGAGCCAGAAAGAGGCTTCGGACACCGCTCGATACAATGGGCAGGTTGCTGGACGAAATCAGTTTGCAAGCGGCTTAGGTCAATTGGCTGGCTCGGCGCTTGGCTCGATTGGTGGCCCTATCGGTGCTGCTGCTGGCGGTTCGCTGGCTAAAAAGATGTTCCCCACACAGTAAGAGGGCCAAATGGGATTCATGGATGGACTAGCACAGGGATACGGACAAGGCTCACAGCTTGGCGTGTCAATGCTCAAAGATATGCGCGATGAAGATATGCGCAAGCAGGCGCTTGCCCAAGCGGATGCGGAGAAGAAAGACGCGCTTGCTCGGCAATTGGCTAACGATGCTGAATCTAAGCGTCGTTGGGATGCTGAAATGGCCCTCAAGTCTAAAGAGCTTTCTAAAAAAGACGAGGGCAAGCCGCTCCCCTCTACGGGCGTCAATATGCAGGACTTGGCTAACTTCCCGACCGACCTTGCAAACTTAAAAAAACTTGGCCCAAATATTTCTGCTCATCATGACGTTGTTGGACCGTGGGCAGGGCGCGCAAATGCCGCGTTGTCTTATCTGCCTGGGTTCCTCCAGCCCCAAAGTGCGGTTGATTACAAAGAGCTTCAATCTTCAATTGGCAACGTTAAGCAGACGATTGGCAAGCTCAAAGAGGGCGGCGTCCTACGCGCAGAGGACGAGAAGAAATACGAGAACATTCTCGCATCCTTAAACGAGCGCCCTGAAACTGCAATCTATAAGATTAATCAAATTGCTGACGAAATGGCTTCAAAGTATAACGACACAATCAAGCTACTTGGAAAACAGGGCTACAAAACGGCTGGGCTTGAATATCAGCAGGGCGGCACAGGCGGCGGCAAGCTATCGCGCACAATCCTAAATGACCCCGAAGCTACGCCCGATGAAAAAGCGTGGGCTATGCAGAATCCGGATAAATAAATGGGAAAGTATAGCGCACAAATTCAAGCGTTAAGCGGACCTCCCAAGGGGAAGTATGCTGATGCTATTGCTTCGGCTGGCGGAGGGCAAACGCAAGCGGCCCCTATGCCCAAGGCTGAAGCCCCTGGTATGGGTGAACGCATGGCAGAAGGCGCATTAGCTGGCGCTGTTCCTGGCGTATCAACTTACAAGGCCCTGAAGCAATACGGGCTTGGAACGGATTCTGCGGCGGCTTTGGGTGGGGACGTTGCTAATGCGGCGATGCTTGGCCTTGCTGGGCCTGGGAAGCTCCTGCAACAGACAGCCTTGGGCGCTGGGATGGGAGCGGCTGGCGGTGCATTGGCTCCTGTGGCTCAAAAGATGGGCGAGATGGGCAGGGGCGCGGCTGAATCTGTCTTTGGGACGGCGCACGACAGCCCTAGCGTCTTGATGAATTTCATCCGGAACGCGCCTGGGACGATTGGCGAAACGGCTGGCGAGTTAATCCCCCAATTGGGCATTGCGGCGCTGACGGGAAAGATTGCAAAAGGCATGGCGGGAGGCCCTGCCCCATTGCCCGAAGCCGCGCAGACTTTGGCGCGTGAAGGTGGGCAACCGACAGCGGCAATGCGAGCCACAAATCCTTTGACTAAGAGCCTGCTAGGGACGGCTGAAGTTAGCGCTAGGACCAATCCGCTATTGGGCGGTAAGTTTCAGGCGATTGACGAAGCTAACGCAATGGCCTCTAAGACGGCGGCTCAAAAGATGTTTGGTGCTGACGTAACCGAGCCTGGGATGAACGTTACCGCAGGGCGCGAGCTTCAGACTTCCTTGGGCAACCTAGCAGACGAGCGTGGCGCTAACTACCAAGGCGCTATTGATGCAATGGGCGATAAGCTTGGTGGTGTCAAGGACGTTAAGGGGGCAATTAAGAACGCTAAGGGCTTAGGGCCTTCCATGGCTCAAGCCATTGATTCCGTTAGTGGGGACGTTCTGCCTAGCGTGGCGCAGATGTTCGAGCCCTTGAAAGCTAAACTGGCAAGCGGAAAGCTAACCCCGAAGCAGATTGAGCTTGAGCTTCAGGATTTGCGGCACAAGTTTGATGGGCAATTTGCCTCTCTTAAGCAAACGGCCCCAGGTTCCCATACCGCTTTGGACCGTAGCTTTAGTCAGGTCAATACCGCTATCAAGAATGCCTACTATGACGGGTTGAACCGTGTGACCCCTGGCATGGGCGACACCCTGCGAGAAGCCAAAGGAGACTACGCCGAAGCAAGCCAAGCCATGAGCCCATTGAGCAAGGCTTTGAGCTTTAAGGGCGGGAATGCTCCCGAAGCGGCGGCTTCACAGCTAATGCGCGCTGGAACTGAAAGCCTGCAAGCGTTGAAAGACGCAATGGCCCCCGAAGATTGGGCCAACACACGCCAGCAGATTGCAAAGACCATTCTAGACCAAGCCAAGGGGAAAGAAGGCATCTCGGCGGCGAAGCTCAAGACGCTAATCAACGGGAACAAGAACATCCGCGACATTATCCCCGTTGTGTTTGGCGAGGGCACCGAATTAGGGGATATGAATTCCCTGGTGAAGTTGATGGAGACAGCCAAGCAGAACGAATTGGGAGTAGTCAATCCTAGCGGAACGTTTACCCAAGGCGCGAAGATTGGGCAAGTTGGGGCGGCGCTAAACCCTGGCTTCTGGCCTCAATTGGCAGGCAAAACAGCCCTAGACGTTGGCTATACTTACGGCGCTGTTCCCGCTCAAAACGCATTGAGGACCGCTCAAACGATGGCGGCTCCCTTGGCTGGAAAATTAGCTAACTTGCCTAGGAATCAGGTTGTTTCTAAAGCGATACTTTCATCGGCATTGGGCCGTTCGATGTATCCAGACATGGAGAAGTAAAATGGGCCTCAAAGCCGCACTGATGAAAGACGCAAAGAAAGACAAGAAGGGCTGGAGCTGGAAAGGAAAATTTGGCTTCATGGGCTCGAACAGCAAAGCAGGCCGTGAGGCCGAGGAAGAACTGGAGAAGATTGACAACCCCGGCAACACTGGCGCAGCTTATGCCTCTAACGACTACGAAAAGGAGTAACAAATGAAACCCAAAAAGCGCAAGAACAAAACGGCCTTCTGTGCGTTCCTTTTAGCCGCTCTTTTGCCTTTGAGCCTCAAAGCGCAGAGCGCCAATCTTGACCTAAGCTACACCGCTGCCCCTTTGGGTATCGCTAGCCAGGTTGCAAGCGCTATGTATGGCCTTGATAGCTCGTTGACCTATACTGCCACCCTTCGTCAAATCGCTGTCGATGCCTTCGGTAACATCAAGACCACGGGCAGCGGCTTGACGTATACCTCTGCGACTACTGTGAATGCGAATGGTCTCAACTTCCTTTCCTTCACGGCTGTAACGGGTGTGACCACCAACGCGGCTACTACCCTTAGCCTCACCTGGGCGGCTTCGACCACTAGCGGCCCTGTGTTTGGTGATATTAACTGCTCGGGCGCTACGGGTGTTTACTACGCTATCAACGCCTCGGCTACGCCTATCGCCGGCATGGTGGCGAACGCTGCTCTAATGGGCTATCAGCCCTGCGGACAGATTTCGCAGATTCCTTTGGAGTGGAACGCCGCTAACACGCCCCACGCGCACTTTGTGGCTACGGGATTGAGCGGGACGAGTGCGGCGGTCGGCATCACCACCAAGCAGAGGCCGTAAGATGAAGGGGCTTCTGCTGGCTCTTTTATTGTTTGCGGGAGAGGCGAGGGCGCTAACTACGCCCTCGGTTGACTCTGCTTGGATTGCCTCGGCTTCAAGTGCTGCCCAAGCTATCACCACTGCTTTCACCACTGGCAGCGGGGCTAATCGGTGTATGTTTGTTTTGGCTGGCAGCACCACGACCCTGGCACATGGTGGATACAATCAGGTGTCCAGCGTTTCGTTCAACGGGCAGGCGTTTACGTTTGTCTCGTTGACCTATGCCGTTTCGGGGACGCTTTACATTGGAACGGAAGTGTGGAGGCTTATTAATCCCCCTGCCTCTACTACCGCAAACGTCATTGTTACCTATTCAATCGCTACGGGCGACCAGAACGGATATGTCGTCGGGCAGTATAAGGACGTAGACCAAACAACCCCTATTGGGGCGGTGGCTAAAAC